CCCAGGCCAACGCCGATAAGGCAGCTACCGGCAAGTTCGGCACCCGCCGCGGCCCGCTGCAGTCGGTGAAATGATGGAATGGTCAACCGCCTGCCCAGATTGGGAACAGCGCATCGTTGCGCGCCAGAGCCTGATTCCGTTCGAGCCACTGTTCCCGACAGAGGCTGAGGAAGCCTTGGATGTGTTCGGGGCGTTGCGCATGGTGGACGCCACTGGCAGTCCGTTGATGTGCGAGACCGTGCGTGACTGGGTCAATCAGTTCGTGGCCGCGATCTTCGGCGCCTACGACCCAGATTCAGGCCGGCGCCTGGTCAGCGAGTTCATGCTGCTGATCAGCAAGAAGAACGGCAAGTCGACCATCGCGGCCGGCATCATGCTCACCGCACTGATCCTCAACTGGCGGGCGTCGGGTGAGTTCATTATCTTGGCGCCGACCAAGGAGATCGCGGATAACTCCTACCTCCCGATCCGGGACATGGTGGGTGCTGACGAAGAGCTCAAGGCCTTGCTCAAGGTGCAGGATCACCTGCGCACCGTGACGCACCGTCAGACTAACGCCACCCTCAAGGTGGTTGCGGCGGACAGCGAGACGGTGTCGGGCAAGAAAGCCATCGGCGTGTTCGTTGACGAGCTGTGGGTGTTCGGTAAGCGGGCCAACGCCGAGGCCATGCTGCGCGAGGCCACTGGTGGCCTGGCCTCTCGGCCAGAGGGATTCATCATCTGGGCCACCACCCAGTCCGATGCGCCGCCGGCCGGCGTCTTCCGGCAGAAGCTGATGTACGCCCGTAAGGTGCGCGACGGCGAGATCGTGGACCGGTCGTTCCTGCCAGTGCTGTACGAGTTCCCAAAGGCTATGCTCGACGCCGGTGCACACCGGGACGCCTCGAACGCCTACATCACCAACCCGAACCTTGGCCTGTCGGTCGATGAGCCGTTCATTGAGCGCGGGTACGCCCAGGCGCAGCTGGACGGTGAAGAGTCGTTCCGCGGCTTTCTGGCCAAGCACCTCAACGTCGAGATCGGCCTGGCGTTACTGTCGGATCGCTGGGCAGGCGCGGATTTCTGGGAGGCGCAGACCTCCGAGCTGTGCCGCACGCTGGAGGACCTGATCGAGCGCTGCGAGGTGATTGATATCGGCGTCGATGGCGGCGGGCTGGATGACTTGCTGGGCCTGGCAGCAGTTGGGCGTGAGCAGGGCACGCGGCGCTGGCTGACCTGGACCCACGCTTGGGCCCATCCATCGGTGCTGGAGCGGCGAAAAGCTGAAGCGCCGCGCATCCGCGACTTCGCCAAGGATGGACACTTAACCCTGGTTGAACGCATCGGCGACGACATCGAGGCGGTGGCGCAACTGGTGGCGCTGGTCGAGCAGGCCGGCCTGCTGGACAAGGTCGGGCTGGACCCGGCCGGGGTCGGCGCGATTCTCGATGCCCTGGAAGCTGTTGGGATTCCGCGCGAAAAGATCGATGGCATTTCACAGGGCTGGCGCCTGGGCGGGGCAATCAAGACCGCCGAGCGCAAGCTGGCCGAGGGCACGCTATTGCACGGCGGCCAGCCGATGATGGCCTGGTGCTGCGGTAACGCCAAGGTCGAGCCGCGCGGCAACTCGATCCTCATCACCAAGCAAGCCAGCGGCTCGGCCAAGATCGACCCGCTGATGGCGCTGTTCAACGCCGTGACGCTGATGGCCCTCAATCCAGAGGGGCAGGGCGGCATGGAAAACTTCATGGCCGGCATTCGGGATCCACTGATCGCATGAACGCATTTCACTATTTCATCATCTGCGCCGTATGCGGGTTCGGCCTGGCCTGCGCGGGTGTCTGGATGCTGGCAGGCACCGGCTGGGCGATGCTCGCCGGCTCCGGCAGCCTCTTCTGCATCGCAGCCTTCATCCGCCGAGGGCTGAGAAGTGATTAAAACCCTTTCTCAAGCGCTTGGTAGCGCTGCGGCCAAGCCCTCGGCAAGCATGAGCGGCTGGCTGGGCAAGAGCATTCGGTTGTCGGACGGCGGGTTCTGGAGCGCCTTTTCCGGCGCCCAGTCTAGTAGCGGAAAATCGGTCACGGTCGACAAGGCCATGCGGCTGTCGGCGGTCTGGGCCTGCGTGCGCATCATCTCCACTTCGGTGGCCGGCCTGCCGCTCAGCATCTACCGGCGCCTGCCGGACGGTGGACGCGAGACGGCGCGGGACTTCCCGCTTTACGACGTCGTGCACAACAGCCCGAACGAGGACATGGCCGCGTTCCATTTCTGGCAGTCGGTCGTCGCTTCGATGCTGCTTTGGGGAAATGCCTACTGCGAGATCCACCGGTCCGGTGGAAGGGTCATCGCGCTGGATTTCTTGATGCCGTCGCGGGTGACTCCCGAGCCGGACGACGATGGCAGGCTGCGTTACTTCTTCCAGCCACGCAAGGGCGCCCGCCGGGAGATCGCCCAGGCCGACATGCTGCATATCCCAGCGTTCACCTTGGACGGGCGAATGGGCCTGTCGGCGATTCGTTACGGCGCCGATGTATTCGGCTCGGCCATGTCGGCCGACGATGCTGCCAATACCACCTTTAAGAACGGGATGATGCCCACCGTAGCCTTCTCGGTGGATAAGACGCTCAACCCTACGCAGCGTGCCGAGTTTCGAGACTACGTTAAGACGATTTCTGGCGCGCTCAATGCGGGTAAGAGCCCGGTGCTCGAGCAAGGCGTGAAGCCCG